CTCCAACAGGATTTGTGAACCCAGTAACCTGAAGCAACTGATATCCTATCTGAGAATTACCAACTTTAATCCAATCGCCAACAGTTAATGAATTAACAACGGAATTTGCTGCAGTGTTACCAGACCCCTGAGTGACAGAAGATGCATTTACCACAGCAACATTTGAGCCAACTGTGAAGTTGATTACAGCAGAATTTGCAACAAGATTTGATGAATATACAGCAGCACTATCACAAACTGAAATCTTAATTGAATTACCAAGACTACCAGCATATCTAGCAACATATGAAATGTTGGCATCAAGCGTAGTATTTGAGAAATCTTGATAGTTATCAAGCTGAGGTGCAGTTGCTGCGCCAGTTGTATTTGCAACGGCATTTAACGCAGATGAATCATATGCACGAACAACATATAGAGCATTGCCATAAGCCAAGAAGTTGGCTGCAGTAAAGAATGTCTCGTAGTTGTTGGCATTTGGTTTACCAAACTTTTGAACTAACTGAGTTTCTGAATTGATCAGAGTGCGCTGATAAGCAGGCCCCCACTGAAAAACACCAGCAACGGCACCAACAGAGGTTGATACTGCCGGAATTACCGTGGTAGCATCAAATTCGCTTACATTTACGCCGGGACTTACTTGAATCATATAAAACTCCTATTGCTTAATAAATCGGATTTATGTTTATATTTATAATTTCTGACTTTTTAAAATCTATGACCAGTCAATCCTATAGCAGGATTTTCATACTCGTCTTGATAATATCCATCAGGATGAAAATCCATATTATAGAATGAATCGATAGATCCTACAGATTCGTTTGGCATATTCCAATTATCGGTTAAAATACCAAAAGGCGTTACGGATTGCTCAATCAAATCTTTATTTTCTTCCCACAGATCGGATCTAACGTCTGTTTCGGTTTGACCAATGAAATATTTCTGAGCAACTGCCCACCCAAACATAACAAGGCACATCACAAGATCATCATGTTCTCCTTGTTCAGCTTCGTATGATGATCTATTTTCGATAAATCTAAAAAGTTCATAAATGATATCATAATCATGAAAGACTAATTTGTCGGATTCGATAATATTTTTAAGGTTAGCACATCCTATTCTTTTGGTTTGTTTAGTCTGCCTAATTCCTCGAATTGGACGAACCTTATGAGTTCCACCCATACTAACTCCTGCACGACCTTTGACTTGAGTTAAAACAACTCCTTCATATTCTAGATCATAGAATAAAATATCTGAAATTTGTTGACCGTTATCATTAATTTCGATCAAAACTAATGCTTCATTATAATGTTTACCGGCTCTCCAAATAATATTTGGATATAATAGAGGAGCAATTTCATTATTTCTATATTTTGCTACAACTCTATATGGAATATTAGTAACATCAAATACAACAAATGCAGAATAATCGATTGAAACCCCTCTAGAAACGTCTACTGTCATAAAATATCTATGACCGGGAATAGGTTCTTCATAAATGTCAAGATCTTCAAATTTATGAAGAGGTTCTTTCCATGTTAATTGTTGAAGTTTCTTGGCGTCTATAAGGGTATTAGATGATCCAAGGAAATGACAATTGTGACTTACTATTCCATTAGAATAATATAGATGCTGAGTTCCGGAATTTACAATATCATATAGATCAATTTTTCGTTTGATGTTTCTTTTAGAAATAACAAAACACCCAGAAGTTTCTGTCTTGACTTCTGTTTTTTTGTCTAGTATCTTTGCCGCAATAATTCCATCTATGGTATCAAATGGATGATCTTCCGAACATTTAATTTCAACTCCATTGGAAAATTTTAAATGAATATATCGATCTTTTTTAATCTTGTTTACGCCAAGAAAAGGCACATACCCTTCAGGAGATTTTATCTTATAATTGAAGTTATTAAGAACTACTGTTTCAGGAAGTCCATACATTCTTTTAATACCCTATCCGGAAAATTATAATAATCTTCTTCTTTAACCCTAAAAATTTCAAATCCGCTTTCCATAAGATATTCATCTCTAGCAACATCTTTTATATCGTTTTTATGCCAATATATTCCATCAAATTCTATAATTTTATTGTTTAATACAAAATCAATTAAATATTTATGCTTGTTTAAATGCTCATGAAATTTTTTTGGAATTTTATTTACTATTGATCTATCAATTGTTATTATATGTTCGCCATTTAAGTCTGAATATTTACAAAAATCTTTAGGACCAATTACCAAATTGGAATATATAGAACCAAATAATTTTTGAGATATCATAGACACCCCAAATTTAGAATGCGTCATAATGCAGTTTTTACAGATATTTGCCTCGCTGTTTCCATATCCCATTCTATATGTATAAAATTTTAGCGGTTCTTTGCAGTGAATACATACATTAATATAATCTTTATCATAATCATTAATAATTCTATAAATTCTTTCGGTTATTTTCTTACTTGTTAAAATATGATCTTCAGTTAAATGTATTATTGAATTATATAAGTTAATATCTCCATTAAGTAAGGTCTTTGGAAATCCTCTGCTATCCAAGTCATATTCCCCTTGAGATATTTTACATTTTACTTCTTCTTGCGAATATAAAATAGGATCAAAATCCTTTTTATAATATTTAACTTCTTTTATAGTGATGTTTAATTTATCAGAAATTTCTTTGGCCGATAAAAATTTAAATTCATCAGATAGAATTAATTCTTTATTTTTAGAATTAACAAAGTATTCATTTTTTATACCATAATGTGCCATCAATTTACTTAGAGCGCCTCTATGGATATTTAATTCTTTCGATAGACTTAACACAGAATTATTAATCAATTTTTCTTCAAGATATTCTTTAGTTATATGTTTATATTTATTATTGTATCTTAGATTTGCGGATTCAGATTTACTTCTGCTTTGTATGTTAAATTTTTTAAACAATCTTAATATAGGTTGCCTATCGACATAACCAAAACATTTACCTATTTCATCAAGAGACATATTATTATCAAAATATAATTTTCTCAATTCCTCTTCAGTTATCTTTTTGGTTTTCTTTTTTAAGTTGCTCATATAAATCTCCTATAAATACTTGTGTATTATTTATATTTATAAGAGTTTGAGCGGAAATCGATTCAAATTCCTGCTCGAATTGGCGCAAACTTGAATTTTGCACAGTCATGTCTTTCCAGTCTTCATCCCTACCCGGAACCATAGACCAATGAACTGAACATCTTTCATATGAATTTCTACCCTCTTCAGAATCTGTCCATATCTTATAGAACATATTCATGCCATTAGGAGTAGAAGTGATTAATACTTTTGTCGTATTACCAGATGCAATTGTAGGATAAACTGACGCAAAAAACTCTTCCTGAATATTTGATGGAATAAATGCAAATTCGTCAAGATATACAAGATTTTGTGAGGTTCCACGAATAGCACTACTAGATGTAGCAGATGCTAAAATTTTGGACCCATTTTCTAATTCAATATCACCTTTGTTCCATGTGATAATTCCTTGCTGCAGCCATTTAGGTAAATGCTCATATGCATTTTGTATTCGCCCTAAGATTTCTCTTGCTTGTTTGTCTTTATTTGCCATAATAGCAATTGAGAAATCTTCATTAAATAGCACATACCACAAAATTAGAGAAGCAACAGTCTGTGTATTATGACTTAGAATTCCATTAGTATAATATCTGTGATCATTTGAATCTACAGTAATATCGAACATATTCTCTGAAATATTAGTTTCATAACATTCTGTTACTAATTCTGGACCATTTTCGGTAATGATTTTTGTTTTATTTGGAACGCAATTTTTAACAAATATTTCTTGCATATTATCATTGAATACAATATGATTATCCGCGCATTCTAGAAATAATCCAGATTCGGTTTTGATGTGCCACCGGACATATTCCACAGTTTTATGGATGGAAGAAATATTCTCCCATCCACTGTCAGTTAGAATTTCATAATCATCAATATCAAAAGATTCTATGAATTTTCTTTCTATTGAGTTAGAAAGTTTATGCATTGTTCAACCACTTCTTTTTTATTATTTTTATAATCTTTTTCTTTGATATGAAGAACTTCATAATCACTTTTTATGATTTGTTCATCTCTCAGATTTTCTCTGGCAGGATTGGCCATACAATCATTTTTGCACTTTAATGAACATATATTAATATTTACAGTTTCTTCACCAATCTGGACTTGATATTTCTTTTTCATCAATATTCCACATTGATTGCAATACATTCTACGAGCAGCTTTATTATAATTAACATTATTATTTTTAAGCCATTTTTGGATAGTAATTTTACTGACGCCAGATTTTTCTGAGATTTCTGTTAGAGAATAATCGGCATTTGCCAAATTAATAATATAATTTATTAGTTGCTCACGGTCTTCTTTAGTGTAATTATACTTTGTTCCCACATCGATCATGAAATTCTCCTATAGAGATCCGTTCAACAATACCGGTTTTCTTGTTCCTTATATCTATATATGTGTCTTTTGTCAAACACTTTCCAACTTGTCTCGGCATCTTTGCGATAACGAACCGGTTTTCTACCATTGTTTCGATCATTTCTTCCTGAAATGGCCATAACTCAAATGGAATCAAACCTCTATCAACGTTTACAATCTGAACATAATTCTTAATGAAATATATTGGATCTTGAGAGCATTTAACGTACTCTTGAATCTGATCTTCAGTCCAAGGAAGTCTAGTATCTGTAGACTTTAGTTTCTTATTACCTCTATACGTGCCAGCTACATGTTGTGCCATTATATATCCATTCTATTATTCAGAAGTGCCCTTAAGCATTTTCAAAAGTTCATTGGTCGATATTACTAAATTATTATTGATTGTTTGATGTGGCTCCGGTCTAGTGATTATACCTTGTCTTTTCTGATGAATATCTAGAAGGTCTTTACTAGTTGATGTAATAGTATCAACAAGTTTAGCCAACACTTCGAATGCTCTAGGGTGCTGACTTCCTTTAGCAATAGTGGCCAATTCTTGTAATGCGTTTTGACTGGTTTCTAAGGCACTTAGCATTGCATCTCTGGCAGTATCAAAATCTCCTTCAACCTTTTCATATTCAGTTTCTGGATTACCTTCTTGAATTGCAGGAAGAGTTTCCTTTTCTTCAATTGGCATTGGAGGCAAATTCAATAATGATGCTATAGGATCTGGTTTTTTTTCATCCATTATAAGTTCTCATTAAAATCTACGATAAATCCATAATTGGTATTTGCAGCAATTTGTGATGCAGGAATAGATTGTGCTGCATTGCTTGTGGGTTGTCCATTAGCGGTCAATCCGGGTTGCACATCAATTGTTTCTTGCGGTGAAGTTGTGCCAACATAAGAAGAAATATTCCCACTTGGTGACGCATAAGAATTGACAATAACTTCTTTAATTTGACTGGAATTCTGAACTGGTCCCCAAAGTTCCCCTTTGAGTGTAAATGTCATTTCCCAGATTACCCACTCTTTATCTTCAAAATTGCTGGCATATGTATCAACAGCATTAACAGTATTCAAAATAATAGGAACGTTTATCGAATAATTCATTTCTGGAATTAAATTAAGAGTTGTGTTCCACTGAGGAGTAAAGAATGGCATAATCTGTTCAACAATACGCAAAGCATCTTCTGTGTTTCTGCTAATAATTGATAATGTGATATCAAAATTATATGGAACAGGATTAAATTGAGTATACATTGTATTTGTTGAACTGTTGACTGCAGTATATTGTCCAATAGTATTTTTCTTTCTATCAGCATCATAACGAATGCCGGTAATCTCAAATGACATTCTTGGAAATACCATCGATACTTCACGAAGAAGATCTGGATTCTGAATATACCGAGTTAAGTACCTCTCCTTGGGTCCATACTGCAAAGGAACTTTTATGGTTTTTTGAGAAACCCCATTGGCATCGACTCTATCAATCCATATATCATCAAAGATCGATCCGAAGAGTATCACATATTTTCTTGTCAGACCCCAGTAGAAATTTTGTCCTAACATTTACAGAATACTCCCGAATGGGCTTTGTTTACTAAAATCTATAAATGCTTTACCTTCTGTGCTAAATAGACTATTCTGAGTTGTTCCATCAATATTATCTGGTGTGTACTGACCTTCTACCAATCCATCTCCATCTTGATCAACAAAATGGTCTCCTTGCCGATCTCCAAGGAAATAATCATCTGCAGCATTAGAGAATTTAGATTGAATATTATCGATTTCAGCCACACCAGTTTTAAGATCTTCGCTGCTATAATTAACACGTTCTGCCTTGATATCATAATAAGTCAGAAGACCGGTCTGATAGAAGTTTGATTCATGCTCAACAAACTTGACTTCAAACAAAGCATGTGTTAGCGGAAGGTATATAAAATCTCCCTCTAATGGACGAATAAGATTAGGCTGAAAATTAGTAAACTCTTCTTGCCAACGATTTCTCATCATAGAGAAAGTAATCTGATCGGCCATAGAAATACCAAATTTGGACATTAGGTCGCCTTCGCCTTGCCAACCTTGGAAAGTTTTGATGTATAATTCAATGAGAGTGGCTTGATCAAATTGACTCAGTGTGTCTTCTAGCCAAAGGCGGTCGATATTCACATGTGAACGAGGCATATAGTATGCATCAATACCATACCTCTGAATCATTTGAGTTCCTAGGTCCTGCAAAAGCTGCTGATATCCATCATGTGTAAAGTTGTCGAAAAACGTTGATACGGCCATTATACAAAAATCTTTCTATATATGAAAATTGTTCGTTTCATCCAAGCATAAAACTGACCGGAATACTGTAAGACGAAATCATCTCCGCTTCCATCTTAGCAATCTCTGTAGTGGCATCATTATATATCTTTTCGGCATTAAACTTAGCACCGCCGGGAAGAGCAATATCTTGATAAATTGTAAGATTCTGTCCCCAATTTTGCTTGATTAATTGTGTAGCATATTTTTGTAACCAACGATCAGACCATACATTTGTATAAGTGTCGGGATCAAGAACCTGATATGCCTCAATTACCATATATTGACCGGGGCCAACCATATCCCAATTCATATCAACATAGAGTCTATTAGATCTTCTGTTATAACGAAGTGGTTGTTGTCCGACGAGCAACTGCTCCAGTAACTGAATGTGTTGCATGGCCATATAATAAGGGACCATAGTGGTTGCAGTGAGATCGTAAAGATCATTCAGCGCAATCTGATAACGAATATTGAATAGATTATTGGTTGATAAAGAAGAACCAACAGGAAATACATTTACCGCACCAATAATATTAGATGGCATAGTCAAATATTTATTGGATATATCAGTTTGTTGAACTAAATATTTATAATATTGTTTCTCAGTACCATCAAAATGGAAATCTGCATAATATTGCAGAGCATCATCGATACGATCCTCAATCTGGTCGTTGTCCATATTGATCTGGGTTACAGGCGCGCCAAGACGGCGTAGGCAATATTGCTTGAATGATTCTCTGTCTGTAGGAAGTGCCATGATTATCTCCTTGTTGCTATATTTATGAAAATAACCATGGCAAGAATCTTATTCAGTAACTGGTGCAGGTGCTGCGGCAAGCTGTCTATCAGCCTGTTCCTTAATCTTTACCAGAAGAGGGTATGCACCAG